GACAGAAGAATTCTATGAGAGCGAGTGAGAGATATTATAGAAAGAAGAGGTTGAGGATATGAAAGTATATTGTAAAGATTGTAAATTTTATTGGCATACAAGAGAAACTGATGAATCTGATTATAAAAGAATATATACTTATTATTGTGATCCATTAGAATTTTATGAACCTGATGAATATAATTTATATGAGGATGGGAAAATGTTTGTATGTAAAGAACAAAATAAAAGTAACAAATGTAAATATTATAAAAAACTTAAATGGTGGGAAAAATTTCTGGGGTTTTAAATAAAAAAAGCCCCCCAAATTAATGAGGGGCTAAGCAATTGAGGAGCAATTTATGATAATCAAGCATCCCAGATTAAAACCTAAGAGTACCTGAAATTCCTACACTCCAATTCGTTGGGATGTCTAGGTTGAAGAAGTCCTTAACACTTCTACTCCCATACAACCCCACCCCAACTTTAAACAATTCGTTTACATTTATCTCTTTCTCAACACCCGCTCCAATTGTAAAATTCTTTGTCTTCAAATTCTTTCCACCATATAAATTTACATTGATACTATCCAACACCTTAAGTTTGGACTTCGTTGTCAGTATAGATACGGCTGTTCCCGTTTCCACTCCCTCCGTTCCAAAGAGAATAACAGCTTTAGTATTCTTCTTTAATATCTTACCAACAACTTTTAAAACACTCTCAGGATCCTTTTTCCTTACAGCTTTCTCAACAGCCTTACTGACTGTTTTTATTATCTTTACTTTTTTTTTGACACTGACTTGGACTTTACATCCAGTGATAGGAACTTACCAGCGAATCTAACAGGTTTTAGAATATATTTTCCATACCATTCATCGTCTTTCTTATTTGGAGTTATCTTTACTATGATAGTTCCAATTCCTACAAGTATAAGAATAAATGCCCACCAATTAGCTTTTACCCAAACACCAAACCCTACATCTAAAATTCCTATAGCTGCAACTTTAATACCTTCTACCTCACCTGCAATCTCGGATGAAGTTATTGCTCCTAGAACTATAGGAACTAAAAGCATTATTAAAATTAATAACATTGAGTATTTTTTCATAAAATACTACCTCCTTTGTTTATTTTTTTGATGGGATTTTATTATCCAGATTCTTTATACTGAATTTAATATCCCATTTATTATTCTTTTTCTCACAAGTAAAATTGATTCTTACAGCAAGAACGATTAAAAGTGTAAATAAAAATATATAAAGTGTCTTCTTTTTCAATAGATATATAATAGTTTCTTTTAATTGATCTTTAAATTTAGACATATTCAACTCCTTATTCAATAAAAAATATATGTTTTAGCTTTAATACAGGATACATCCTCTTCATTTTCCTTGCCCATTTAGGTGAACAGAGTGTAGGTTCATAATAATAAACACTCCTACCCATCCATTCAGGTCTCATTTTAGCTGGGGCCATCATTACAAATTCAGCAACCATTAAACACATAGCCCATCTAAACTTTCCGTTTAAATCTATCTTTTCTATCTGTTCTAATGTCTTACCATTCCAACAGGAGAACTGCCAAGGCTTTAAACAAACTGCTTGATAAGTATTTCCAAACCATTTCTTTCCCTCTACCCTATTTCTTATAAGCCAAGCAATAGCCAGTACTTCCTGAATACCACAAGTAGATCCAGCCTCGAAATATAAGGTCTTACCAAATATCATCATATCACTGGTCTGTCCTTTATTGTACTTCTTACTTAGATGATCCATTCCTTTTACCCTCCATTCTTGCTGTTTTCTCACGAATTTCCTTAAGATCACCCCAAAGCTCTTTATGAGCCTTAGTATTCTCTTCAATACGTTCACTAAAATCTGTTTTCGTGACATAATTTTTCAATACCTCTTCTTTAAATTTATTGAACTCTTTAAACAATAAGGATATATCATCCTTCAATCCATTCAACAAATTCCTTATCAAAAACCCAACAACACCAAATCCTACACCAACAACCAAAATAGCAATGGGTATGAGTAAATCTTTAAGTGTAATCATTCTAATACATTCTCCTTATTAAGTTATAATCAATTCTGCGTTTGCGACAAAATGAAAATTATATCTGTGGTTATTAACTCCGCCCGGAGTAGTTATACCCTCAAACCCCCACTCTCCAATATTCTGTGTTACCGCAGCTACATCGGCAGCTGGTCCGGCATCTCTATCAGTCATATTATTTATATTCCCTGAAACTGTTGCATAAGTATTTACAGAGGGGGTAACCCTTTTATTCCCTTTAAAAGGAACAGAAGTCGTAAATCTAAAACTCCCTCCAGCAAAATCTTTTAATACAGCTCCATTTAAATCTGCAGCCGTTCCGGGAGCAACAGCCAGATCATAACTCTTCTCATAATAGTCCTGAGCCTTTATAAGTTCTTCCGTAGGTGTTCTATATTTGACAGGAGCTACTATCTCTCCTATATTTAAAGAAGCTTCAGCTAAAAACATCTCATCAGTTGCTGTAGTAGTAGTATCATCCGTCCAGATAAATACAGCTATATTCTTTATACCGGATGTATCAAGATCGATATTCTCTATTTTAAATTGTTGCCAACTTGTAGTTAGAGCCAAATCTGTTGCTACATTCTCTGCTGTCCAGTTAGCCGACAGAGTAGGATTTGCTCCAGATGCCCCCCAAGCGCTTATGGGATCAGTAACAGTATCAGCAGTACCATCCCAAGACAAGACCGCTGCTCTAACATTATTTATTAGTTTGGCGGTTGTAGTTTTTGCCCAGAAGGCTAGACTGACTTTCTTATCCTGTAGATCCTGAGATACTGCATTTTTTATTATTTGAATCTGTCCAAACTTTTTATCGTTGGTAGCCGTAACTAAATGCTTTAAGCTTAATCCTCTATTGTTCGGAATATCTGTTTCCTGAGATATATCCACCGCATCATTTCCATCACTCAATAAAGCCCATCTATCCAACAGATAATTCTTGTTGTTATTTGCTGGAGAGGTAGCTGCTGTGAATATAGCTGATCCGGAATCTCCTCTTTGAGCAAATCTGAAATTTCCATTGTCCAATAGATTATCTCTTTCAAATAAATTTCCCAGTTTAATCTGTCTATCTCTACCAGCTCCAGATCCTCTAATCAAATAAAATATATCATCTAATAAAGCATCCGTAACTTCTGGTAAATCAAATATTGTTGGTCCTGCCATAATTTATCTCCTTTTTATTCAACGGCAAACATAGTGTTGCCGTCTTCAAATTCTATAATTGTACTATCCTCAAACTCCAGAGGAAACAATAGATTAGGTTGAACTCCTGCTGCTGAAAATATTTTCATCTCGGCTGTCGTGATAACAGCGTCCGTCTGAACATAATATGCAGCCGGAGTTAATATTGCCTGGAAGAATGTAACGAATGTTCCTCCAAATAACTCTCTTAAAATTGCTATAATAGATTCAGGTTCACCTGATGTTATTGTACTACCTTTTGTCTTTATAGCAGCCCTATAGTCAGTATCATCTCTTCCAAGCCTATCCTCTGAGAATATAGATCCTATTACATCTAATTGAACTCCTATAGCTGTATCTACATAGAAGAAATCCCTTATCTCAAATATAGCTTTCTCAAGATCATCAGCCTGATCGTTCATAGAATCAATTACACCTTTGAGTCTAGTCGAGTTTTTAAACTGCTCGAGTATCAAAGTAAGGTTAGTACTATAATCAGTTTTCTGTATAATCTCTATACTCATACTATAAAGCCTCCACTATAATTCTGGTAACATCAAGATCAATTAACTGTCTGGCTGTGACTACTACATTCTGTTCCGAATATACTGGACTATGTCCTCCGTTAGTACTAAAATCTAAAGTAATCTCAATATCTCCAATCCCAGGAACAGCATATACAGGCTCACTAAGTCTCTGTCTAATAAGATCTGTTCCCGGATCCAGATTGATAAGCCCATAAGCCACTATACTATTTTTTATTTGTGTATCCCCATCTGTCGGGTAGGGTTCTTCTGTATTAAAACTTCTTTTCACCTTGATCCATACAAACATAGTCTCAGGTCTTGAAAAATTTATTGTTTGATTATTTCCTTGACTATCTATTATTATCTCAGAAGTGGATCCAAATGATTCTATTCCGGCAGGCATAGTTTCCCATATTTCCTGAGCAAGATCAGCATCAGTTCCTCCCTCGACTACTACCTCAAAACTCTTTGGGGGAAGACCACTCCCATCCACTACAAGAGTTCTATTTGAGGATACGGAAACCGAAACCACTCCACTCACCTCATTTAAGACAGCTGATCTAATAGCCTCCTCAGTAGCATTTCCGGCAAGAAATGTCAAAGCTCTTCTTATTCTAAGTGCGTCATCTGTTTCTACTTCTCTTCCCGTAACACCAGCCTTAGGATTTGTAACTCCGTCCCATCCAGTTACGGGAGTTGCTATTGTATCAAGTGTAGTTGCCGGAAGGGCATTAGCCCCAAACTCATCAGCTTCAAATGTTCCACCCGATGCTAGAAGTTCAAGATCAAAAGTCCCAGTCCATACAGCACTGAAAGCCGTATCTGGGATAGTATCAGAATCACTATCCTCTCCATTTATAACTAAAAATTCATCATTCTCATTTGAAACTGTCCCTGTAAAAGCCCCTCCTGTAATAGTAGATACCAGAGCATCTATTACTACATCTATTGTATCACTTGCTATTCCATTATATGTATAGGGAACAGCATCTAATGTTACTGTAAATACTTCACCTCCAGCAAGAGGAAAAGAACTATTAGGTTCAAGTTTCAATTTAAGAGCAGCTGCCTTTGTAATAGTTACTGCTGTTAATAATGAATATAATAAAGCATTATTTGCCTGTTTAGTCTGCTTACCTACAGCGATTATTGTTCCCTCATCCCCATCCAACAATACATTCTCAGCCTTTGTTTTAGTTGAGTCTATTCTCCTGATTCCAGTTTCACCTGATATATTGTCAAGTGATAATCCTGTTGCCTCAGATGGATTTCTGGAAGTATATATTTCATTCGCTCCATCCCAAAGATCAGCCATTTCCTGAGATAGAACACCTATAAGTTGTCCTATTGGTCCGGTTGGATCAAGATCAATATCATTTCCAAATATAGATTTGAAAGAAGTTTCTAACTCAGTCTTGATTGTTGCCAGTGTCTTTTTTTGAAATCCCTCAAGGGTTACAAATTCAGCCATTATATAGTTACCTCCCCTTCAATTGGAGCGTCTACGTCTTCCGCTCTTACTTTAAATGTTACTGTATACTTTCTTGTAGCTCCATCAAAGGTAGTATTAAATTCTATAACTTCCTGCACTTCAGATATACTTGTTATTGCTATTAAAAATATATTATTCACATCATCCAAATCAGCCTTTTTAATTAAGATCCTATCAAAGTAAGGAATACCCAAATCTACATCTAAAAACCATTCTCCCTGAAACGTACTAAGTACATTTTCAATCTTCTGTGATACAAACTCTGTAAGATTTGATGTAAATCTTAAATTGAAATCAGTTGTAAGTGTCAAATCATAATTTAATGAATCTAAAAATAAGTTTTTCATCTATCCACCTGTTTTAATAGTTGTTGTTTCTGCTGCTGATATATCTAAGGAGGTTGCTCCAGGAGTTCCTCCTCCATCTAACTTAGCGCCGAAATTGGTATTGATCAATCCAAGCATTGTCTGCAGAGCTGAGTTCAATGCTGCATGAGTAACAAAACTCTTACTATTACCATTTAACTCTATATTTCCACTATCTGTTATCTCTATTGTTGATGTAGAGTTGGGAACGTTTCTAAAACTCCACAGTCCCGGAATACATATAGCATCAGTCAAAGCGAACTTAGATAAACTATCAGCAGTCACCTCAACCTTACCCTTTAAATAAGCACCAATCCCAACCTCACTAAATAATATTAAACATCCATCCCCTTTTTTAAGAGGGTATAATAAACTAAATGTACCTGAACTTGGAAATATTACAGGAACATTATCTATAGGAGGAATATCTAACTCTTCCCCGTTTACAGCTCTGAGTCTTACAAGGGGTTTTACTTTTGCTTTTCTTTCAGTATGCCCTGAATAAGATTCTATTTTACCTGGAATCATTGTATGTATATTCCTGAATCTGGCATCGAGCCAAGCATCCATAATATCTACAAACCGTTCTTTCATTCAGTAGCCTCTCCAGAACATAGATTTTCTCCACCAAAATTATCCCCATCAAATGCCAACTTCTCTATTAAAAATGTCCCATCTACTTGGGATGCCTTGATAGTTACAAGTCCTCTGGGTTGTAATTTTGGAATGATAATACATTCAAAGCCTATTCTTTTTAATGTCTCCTGAGATTTATCCTCCTGATTATCAAAGTCTGTTATATCCTCAGCAGACAAAAGACCGGATTCTACATCTAAGAATACAGGATCAAATCGACTTGTCCTATCCCCTTTATTAAATACAACTATCTGATCATTATCTATATACAATCCCACATTATTTGATTTTAATATATCCCTCAATCGTTTCAATCCACTACGGGCTGAGCCTACATGAGTAAATCCATTATCTAAGTTTATATTAGCATTTGTTCCCCCAGTAACAGTAACGATTCCCATAGCAGTTGCAATATCCCTCAAGGGTTGAGATAATAAAACATCTTTAGAATAAGATATTTTTACCTGAGTACTTTGTAGAGGAATCTGGTCTGATTGAATAGATGCAGCCAATATTGTAGTAATCCAATCTGGTCCTACCTGAGCTGTAGTTACCTTTGAAATATTACCAGCAAATAAAGTAGATCCAACCTCATCCGTCTCGTCTAATGATTCATCCGCATATCCAAATTTAAAAGATATATTATTTCCTTTTTTAAGTACCTCTTTTCTGGTAGATTCTTTAGCATTATATATGGTAAATTCAGCTGTATTCTCAGCAAACTCAATAGATCTCTCAATTGAAAACTCTATATGTAATCCTGATATGTCCACTTTCTGAGTTTGAGTAAATACTGATAGTTCTACTTTACGATCAAAAGCCATTGTCTGTCTTCCATACACTTACCTCGTCCGGGGTAAGGAAATTTAAAGCCCAACCATTATCTAAATTGTCAAATGTAATCTCATCTCCTGCATCTTCATTTGTTTTCAATATCAATAGATCCCCTATAAAGTCAGTAAATCCTTTATGAGAATCAAGTAGAAGCCAATTAGGAACCATTTTAATTCCAAGTATCTGATTACTATTCTGATCAGTAAACTCTAAATGGAAAGATTGATTTCTTATATCAAATATAATCCTAAGCTCAACTAATTGTCCCCCCAAATTGATCTCTTGTACAAAATCAGCTGCAGTATTCTGAAATGTTGGAATCTTTACCATAATTTTATTTCCTTAAAAGGATCCTGATACTCCAGAAGTCCTGGGCTTTGTTGTCCCTATTTCTGTCTTTTTAGAACTCTGCCTGTTTTGATCTGTCTTCATAGTCTTCAAGTTTATTTTC